AGTGCAGCCTGAGTGCTATGACCTAATGCACCACTTGAAGCGTGATGAGCCAGCCGCAGATGCAAATGCCCGGCTGTTTGTGCTGACAACCCGAACAAATTCATATGACATGGCGTATAAGTATAAGCTGGACAATATCCGGCGTGAAGCTATTCGTGTGTCAAAAAAGAGATACGAAGGTAAAAAGCGCGAAGAACGCGCAACGCCTAAATGGGCTAATCATTTTAAAATCAATGCAGTGTACAGTGATGCTTATAGATTAAATAAACGTGACGGTAAGAATACATGGCACGTTGATCACATATTCCCGTTGCATTTTAATGATCGAAACGGACGCGAAGGGTCTGGGCTGCACGTTCACCATAATTTACAAATTGTCACCCGTGAGTTTAACCTAAAGAAGTCAAACAGGTTTATCGGATGAAGTTGAAGTTGTTTCCCATAACGATCAAGGATGCGAACAATTTCGTTGATCAACACCACAGGCATAACAAACCCGTGAAAATTGGGTATCGGTTTGCGCTCGGTGCTGTGTATGACGATGATCTTGTCGGGGTTGCCATGGTTGGAAGGCCAGTTGCCCGTATGCTGGATGATGGGTTCACGGCTGAAGTGTTACGGGTTTGTGTGTTGGACGCAGCGCCGAAGAACACTTGTTCGTTTTTGTACGGGAGGTGCTGGCGAGTCTGGCAACAAATGGGCGGAAAGCGCATGGTAACGTATACATTGCAATCTGAGTCGGGTTCTTCTTTACGCGGAGCAGGTTGGAAAATAATGGGTGAAGTATCAACGCGGTCTAATCCGTGGGGTAGTTCCAGCAGAAAACGGGAACACCAGTCGATATACGAACAATTAAAGTTTAGATGGGAGGCATGAAAGGAGGCCGTTATGGCTGAAGCAAATAGAATGTATTGGGCTTTGAAAGAGTTGCGTATGCTCATGGATGAGGAAGTCGCTCTGGATAGGATTAAGGAAAAGGTCGAAAATCTGACCGAAATGGCGCTCGGATGTCAGTGCAGCGAGCGTTATAACTATGTGGTATCGGATCAAAAGCTGATGATATTGCCCAACGGTGATTATTACACGAGGCTTTATACAGCCGATATGAGTTGCCATTGGGTGGTTGATTTACACCAGCGCCCCGGTACCAGTAAAATTGTTCGTGTTGAAGCAAGGAGGGACGAATGCAAGTACCAACAAAAGAACAAATAGTAGAGGCGTTGCGGTTGCCTGAAGTTAAGCCAGATCTGGACAGGTTGGGCAGAGTTAAGACAAAAAATGTTCGTAGTGATGTGGCGTCAATAGGTCAGCAAATACATAAAGAGCGGCTAAAAAAGTATATGTTCAAACGGTGATGTTAACCAGTTTTTGGTTAATATTTACTTACAAGTTACAAGGTTACAAATTTGTAAGTAAATCACTTGTAAGTAATAAGTTGCTGTAATCATTGACGTAATCGGTTTACTTACAAGTCGTGTTTTTTTCATAAACCAAGTTAGGAGTTGCTTGTAAGTGACTGAAAACAATCAAACTTACAAGGTTACACAAGGTTCTATATATATATATATGGGTAGGTGTAACTAACCTACCCATATTATGTGAGTGTCAGCGAGGGCAGCATGAAACAAGGAATAAGACGATGCGCTTTCTGTAAAGAGTATTTTGATGCAGAACACATCATGGAGCTAAACGGCAGGCCAATATGTTTTCCGTGTGCAGTAACTTCGTCTTGGGTCGATCAAAAAAGGAGGCAACGGGAAATGGTAAATAAATATGATGAAGCACTAGCAGAGCAGCGCAACGCCAAAAAAACGAACAATTTAATTCAAGAGTCTGGTATCTGTGAAACCAAACGCGGAACGCTGTACTACCCAGATGACGAACATAGCAACGTGTACCACCTAATTGGGTACTCAGAGATGGAGTTTTAAATGCCAAAGGTCGGTGAAGATCTACCAAAAGAAATGCGTATGGCGGGGTTGAAGAAGCTCAAGCCGCAACAACAGGACTTCCTGAACAACTATCTGCACAAGGATATGACGCAGACAGAAGCTGCACGACAGGCTGGATACAAGAACGCCTCGGTGTCAGCCGTGAGGCTGTTGCGTAACCCAGTGGTAGCGGAACGCCTGCAAGAGATGCGACTAGAGGCACAGGCTAAGTTCGGGGTAAGCGTTGACAAGTCTGTTCGGGATCTGAAAAGACTTCGGGATCAGGCTTGGGAGATGGGTAAGTTCAGTGAGGCAATTCGTGCTGAAGAGCTACGTTTGAAGGCATCGGGGCTACTTATCAACAAGCAGCACGTTGTGAAGGAAGATATTACAGCCTCTTCTAAGGAGGATATTGCCAAGAAGTTAGACGAGTTCAAGAGGTTAGCGGAGTCGCGCATGGTAAACGTGACACCAGATGTAGAGGTTATTGAGCATGAGGCACAAGATATAGCTGAAGATAACCAATAACTGGTTAATTGTTCGGGTTTGCCCCGTGCGGGGGGAGGAGACGGCGACACCTGGCGTTTTCGGGAATTGTTCGGGTTCGGGATGGCCCGGAGTCGGGCTTTTCGGGTTGCCCGGCCTTCGGGCTTCGGGGTTTTCGGGGTGTCGGGCTTGACATCGGGCTGCGACTCGGGCCATCATTAAAGCTCCTCCCTTAGACTGACCCGGCAGCCGCCTGAGTTGCCGGGTCTTTTTTGCAGCGCAACCCGTACAATTGTTCGTATCCCGTAGCGCAGCATGCTGCAGCACAGCTCGTAAAAAAAATATTATCTAATGCTTTTTCTTGTTGACATCCTGGCAATGATTGCCTATATATATAAGTACGAGATGGGTAGCGATGACCGCCGACCAGTGATGCGAACAGCGCCCAGCTCGTGCTTAACAACTGGAGGTAAGGATATGCGTAGATTAGGAAGTGCTTTGAGGAGACGAAGAATGAGTAAGTTAGGAAGTGCGTTCATCGGGGTTGGGTTTGTCGGGGTCTGCATGATGACTGCCGTAGAACCAATCGACACAGTGGCCTTCTACATTCATTCGGGCATGATTACCATCTTTGCCCTGACCATGGGACTGGGAGTCGCACTGACCCGCAGCTAGTAACCCGAACAATTTGTTCCAACTGCCCCGGCTGAGTCCGGGGATTTTTTTTGCCTTCGTGCAGCGCCCGTGGGTCTTTCCGTACAATTGTTCGTGTTTCCGCTGCGCTGCGAAGTTCCGGGAGGATTCAAAGTTTTTTTATTTTTTCCCATTTTTATGGTTGACTGTTGTGCAATGATTGCTTATATATAATACATGCTTAACGAAGGAGGGCTATCATGGCTGAGAAAGCAGATAGAATCAAAAGAGACTTAGCGGGCGACCTGCTCGATGTGAACCATGTAACGCGGCGGTTGTTCCGTTGCTGGTTGGACGGCTCTTATCTAGGCTACGAACACTACCAAGACAACGTAGCGTTTCTGAAGACCAATCACGACAACGAACGCAAGATGCGGATGTTTGTTATTCAAGAGTTCTGCAAGTATACGGCAACGGATGCAAATTGTTCTTACCGTTATGCACAGCAGATCATCACAGAGACGATCCCAAAGCGTAAGCTAGAGAAACTCAATAAGGCGCTGGTAGCTGATGCGCTTGACCTTATTGAAGACTTCTTGCGTGAGGAAGCGGCGTAATGTTGTACCTTGCATATGGGTCAAACCTGAACAAAAGCCAAATGGCTTCAAGATGCCCCCGAGCCAAACCGCTCGGGGCTATCTACCTACCGAGTTGGCGGCTTGTCTTTCGGGGCGTAGCCGACATCGAACCAGCACCTCGTGATGAAATGGTGCCAGCGGGTATCTGGGAGATCACGCCCGAATGTGAAAAGGCATTAGACCACTACGAAGGCTGGCCTCGGCTGTACAGGAAAGAAAAGGTCTGCGGGATGATGACGTACCTAATGAACTCTGACGGTTATGCCAAACCATCGGACTTCTACCTCGGGATCATCCAACAGGGGTATCGGGACTTCGGGCTTGATGCAACTGAACTGTACTATGCCCGTGACTGGGAGGAGGAAGACGAATACGCATAGAGTCAAGCTAAATTGTTCGGGTGAATCGGGCTGCAGCCAGGTGCTGCGGCCCATTTTTTTGCCTGGGGTTCGGGCAGCGCCAGGGTGTATTCGGGAATTGTTCGGGGTTTTCGGGTTCCGGGCTGCACCGGGTCGGGGTTCGGGTTCGGGTTTTTGCA